GGCCCACTCGACCACATCGGTCAGTCCGGTCGGCGAAGCCAGTGTAGCATCGGTTATGTGATGGTCGATAATGACCGCAGAATCATCCAGCCACTTCTTGACCTGAACGGCCAGAGTGTCTATCTCGCCCATGGCAGGCACTTCTTTGTAAGACTTGCCGTCCGCTTCAGCCCCCTGGGCGATACTCACCTTAGGCGAACCAAGCGGCAAAATATACTGCATAACAAAAGGTCTATTGCCCCAGTCGACAGACTCCAGTCCAGCCGCGGCCCGGGCCTCATTGACGTTTATAATATAATTCTGCAGCCATATTTGAGTTTTCTTAAGCTCGAACTCCCTGTCCTCGGGCACAGGGTTGTCAAACGCACAAAACAGGCTATCGTCCTCATACACCGGTATTAATGACTCGTTCAGTTTCTGCTCGATCCTGATACACCTGGGCCTAATGCCCGACTGCATCCACTGGTGGTAGCCCGCCTGGGCGTTGGCCAGGTTCACATCATCGGTAGACAGAAGCGACCAGGGAATATCGAAGCCTCTGGCCAGCTTCTTAAGCATGTGATCCGCCCCTTCGCGAAACTGCATATCCCGAAAGCTCGGCGCCAGTGGTGTTGGTTTCAACCCCGAGTGGAAAATACCGAACCGCCCGCTCTTGGCGATCCCTTTGTGTTCCTTCTCGAGCTCCCAGCGTAAACGCTTAATGGTCCCCGGCCCCATCGGATCGTCAGCGAGCAAAGCGAACGGCATTACACAGTTGTTGTCAAGCAGTGACTTATTGAACACATCATACGCCCAACTCAGATCACCCGCCAAAACAAGAGCCTCGACCGGACCCATGCCGTAATGCAGCTTACGCGGGTTAGGATAGCGAAAGTGCACGATCTCGCCTGGCTCGTATGATGTCTGGCGTGCGCCCCGGCGCCCGTAAACGTATTTGTTTATGTAGTTTTCGTCACTACCTTGGATCGTCACCAGATCAGGCATCAACGGCCATATCTCGCTCGGTCTGCCGGCAAGAGAAGAGTTGTTGACCATCAGCCAGTAAGCATTGCCGGTCAGCTCCAAATGAAGAACCAATAACTCGACCAATTCAAACCCGTTATAAAACGGATTAACCTCCCGTAATAATTCATGGAACGGGTGGTCTGTGATCTCAACAACCTCCTCGGCCTTGACCATCCAAGACTGTAAATGTGAATGACCGTTGAGATAGGCCCACTCTTTTTTTTCTATTGGTCGGCATGCAGTATCCTTGCGGCGGGTGGTTGACTTTTTAGTCGAGAACAACCGTAGCGGTATCTGCGCAACCGCCTGGGCGTTACGGCTCGCCAAAGAGTATATCTCACCGCGATACCGACTCATCAGCTCGGTATAGTCGATGCCTGTGTATACTTCGGGGTTGAACTTGTGCCATTGCGGCAACGTAGCGCGCAGCATGGATACAACCTGCTGGTTTAACTCTTTGCGCCGCTCGATATAGTCACTGACAAAAGGTATTTTCATCGCCACGCCGCCTCGTTGGTCATTATTGCATCAAAAGTGTCGTATTCGTCGTCATCATCATCGACCTGCTCTATTAGATCGCCGCTCGCTAATGCAGCGTCGTCGTGCTCACGCTCCGCCGGTTCTGCCTCCTCCTCCGTCCAGTTCAACCCGAGATACTTACTCAGCCACATCATACCGTATCTCATTGCATCCATCCCGTGATCGTCAACCTTTGCCGGCGTCTCTTTGGCGGCTTTGGTCGAGCTTTCACTTAACTGGTTATAAGTATAGTTCTCGATCTCCTCGATCGTACACGTCGGTTTATGCGCGTCGACAAGCTGTTCATCGCGAGCAACCAGCGCGTCCCGAAACAAAAACAACTTCGCCGGTCGCCCCTGTTTGTTACCCATCTGATGCGTTACGGCCTGAACGCCCGCTTCGATCCGCTTGTCGGCCGCCGTCGTGAAGATATCCTGCTCGTGCAATACCTGCCGCTGCTCAGCCTCGTGATCGGTTATATGTGTTTCTATGCACTCATTACCGGTCAATTGTTTTATCAGCTCAGCATGGTCCTTTACGAGCTTGTGCGTCTGATATATCTCGCGGTACAGATAAGCGTTGTTCTCACCATCGACGGCCCACCATTGGCAGACTAGCGGGTTAACGTAGCCAAAGTCGATCGAGCAGAACCGAAGCCAATTCTCAGGCAGCTCACGCCGCTCGATAACGTGTATTGCCGGGTCGTAGTTCTCATATACGAGCCCCTCGGCGGCCGACCATATACCGCGGCGAAACCGCTGATACCTCGGACCACTCAGCATCTCCAATTTGCTTAGCAGCGTCTCACCGGCCTGTGTCCAACATTCGGACCCGTGATCATAGAACTTTGGGTTGTCCTGCAGCCGCGACCTAAACCTAGTCATCGTCCCCTTACTCGCCCGCGCATTGAGCCAATGACTAGGCGCGCTTGGGTTGCAGTCGGCGATGCACTGGTTGTACGGTACGACCCCATTATTGGCCCTAGTTAGCAGTATCTCCCAGTCGTGCTCGGTGATCTCGGTTGCCTCGAACACACAAATTATATCATATTCAGTTGACAAAAACCGCGTCGATTTGTCCATGCCGCCGCAAACGATCAGTGAAGTATTGCGGAACTTATACGTCTGACGAAACCGTCGGCTCGGTCCATTGTGCAGATAGAACCCGGGCGGCAAGACCTGGTCTTCCCACGTCTGGAGAACTGACTCGGCCATTGACGCCTGCGTTTTGCGGACCCAGAGAATACGGCATCCTCGATGCTTCTGGGCGACGACGAAACACTTCTCTAAGATCGCCCTGGTCTTACCGGTCCGCACCGGACCCTCGATAAGCACCTCGCCGTCATGGCAGTAGATGGCATCCTCCAGGATACCCCACGGCTTGTAAAAAGTCTGCTTTTGGTTCATATCTTGCTTTCGTCGATCTGAATTATTTTCAGCGGACTTTCTTCTTCACCTTCGATCACATTGATCGTCTTATCCTTCCACCTGTTCGGGTCTCGGTTGCCCAGCCAGTACTTAATCGCCGATATATCCGCCGGCAACTCTCTGGCAACCTTCGTCGTCTTCAGCCGGCCCTTATCGTCGCTCTCTTCCTTGACTTCGCAGACCGTAACGCCTAACGCTCTATGCTTCAACGACTTCTCAACCGCCCCATTGTCCCATACCTCTTGGCCGGCCTTATACGACTCAGAAAATTTTTTATATCGCCTTTTCCATTCATTCAGCGTCTCAACACTTATCCCAAAGTATTTAGCCAGCTCAACTTGCGTCCATCCGTGCGTTGCCAGCAGATCATATACTTGCTCGTCGCACACGTGGGTGTAGTGTGTCGGCCTACCCGGCTTGCGTTCATATCGCGGCTTCGCTGCCATATTTTCTTACCACCCCCCGGCCTTTTTTTACGTCGTTGTGAGTCGGCCGAGTACACTGGCGGCACTGGTTATATTGCCGCCGTCGGTATCCAGCATATTCTGTGATCTTAGTGCTACCGCTCCTTCGGGGTCTCTGGTCTCTAAGCTCCACGGAGTAGTTGCGATATTAACAAACTTATCGGCCGTCGTGTACAGGTGATAATGGTTTATACAGACCGGTTTATATCTGTCGATATCCTCCAAGCTTGAGCCGCCGTCTATCACGCCGAGCAGTGCTTTTAGGTGCGTCGAGCCGGTAGACTCCCACGGCCCGGAGTCCGAACCATATTCGATATCGAACGAGTACCAGCCGCCGCCGACCTCGCTAAAAGCCGGGTTATTGGAAGTGTTCGAGCCGTCCTCGTCTTTGAGGTACTCCCATGTACACGTCAGCCCGGTTTTAGGCACACCGGCGTCTGAAAAGTATACAAAATAAAGCATATTAGAATACCCCTTGCGTCTGGCTTATCGCCGGCACGCCTGGCGGCCCCGGTAGCCGCCGAACCGGTACTATCGCCCCTATCGCCATTGGGTTGCCGCTGCGGTCCGGCAGGCCTTGATGACTGTAATTGCTGGTCAGCAGCGTATAGTCCGATGCGCTTTTGAAGCTCAGACTTGCCGACTCGATGCAGTTATCCGGCACGAGGTCGTCCGGGCCCCACAGATCGTCTACTGCCGCCTCGGTCAAGTTGCAGGCGCAATAATCGATATATACTATCGACCCGCCCGAAGCCCCTCTTTCGACTGCCTG